GGCGGCCTTAGAAGTCAATGCAGGCATACTCTGCTTGGCTGGCGTAACAGTGTTGCCGCACTGTTACGTCGCCGTCCCACTTATATTTAAAATCCTCCCCAAGGCCGCCTTATTCAGACGGCCTTTTATTTATATTTGCCTACAAATAGCGTAACTCTTTCGCTTTTGCGATGATACGTTCGGCGCATAATTATTTTATGACGTTATACGAAAGCAACGCCTGGCTGTACTGCACTTATCCTTATACGCCCAGCTCTAAAACAGTCGTATTGGGAGCCTGACCAAGGATACGGTTGCTCAAGACATCATAAAACACGCGCTGATTTAAAGCGGCTTGCCCGCTTAAAACAAGATTGCCGCCGCTTTGCGTTTGCGCCGCCCATGAGCCGCCGCCCAAATCGCCCGTTATTTTGGCAATGCCGCGCTGTTCGCGCTTGAGCAGTGCCGTCAGGTTTTGATACAGATTAGTCATTTTGTTATCCTCAACAAAAATATAAAAGGCCGTCTGAACATGGCTTTCAGACGGCCTTTAAAGCATCTTTAAACCAGCTTTAATCATTCGTCAAAATAGCGGTCTATCGTTACATTTTGAGTAACGACAGGGGCGTCGTTTTCGATTTTGACTTCGACCGACACACCAACCACCACGCCTTGCCAGCTCCCCGTAGGCTCATTGATTTGCCAAATCTCGCCTAAATTCGCCATAGGAACGGCGTATTTATCCGATACCGGCAAAGACACCGTTTCGCGTTTATGAACGCCAGTCTCGCTTAAAGCGGCGATACCGGCGGCAAGCAAGACCGGCTGGTCGGTATAAAGCGTATTGGTCAGCGCGGAGGCACGCGGCTCGCGGTTGCTGCCGTTGCGGTACACATCCGCGCCTTTGCCCTTGTTATGGCTCGGCCAAACATAAACCCCATTGGCACGCTCCGATACATTGCGCTGGCCGCTGATGCTGAAAATCACGCTGACAGGGACACTGACATCGGCAGGCGCATCGGAAACCTCCCAAGAAGCCTTTTTCCATTTAGGCTTAAAGCGGACAACAGGTCGGGCGCGGTCGCTCTCCACAAATCCCCCTGCGGCTTGAGCCAGCTCTTGCAAAACAGCAATCGGCGTTTTATCGGTCAACGAATACACATCTCCCGGAATCAACCAATCAACCATCGTCCAGCCGTCCAAATCCACGCCTGTCGGGCGTAAAACCTCCGTTGCGATTTGTTGCGCATAAATCGGATTGCGGTATGTACCACGGCCTTTAGGCGCATAGTCCGCGCCCAAACGGGCGGTAACACTGCGGCCGGTTACCGTATAGCTCTTTTGCCCGAAGCGGCGGTTGTCGCTGTAATCTTCCGCGATGATGACAAAAGTATCCGCATTGATTTGCACCTCGATTTCGGCTTCCCGGCCTTTCGGTCGGGCATCAGGATTAATCTTGGCGAAATCATCGGGCGAAACCGTCAAACTGCCTTGCCAACAATAACCGGCAGTGTCCGTCGTAAAGGACGCAGAAAACAGCCCAATCGGCTGGCCGTCAACCGTAGCCTTAATAATATTTTGCATGATATATCCGTCTAAAACAGGAGTGCTTACCGTATCAAAACAAGCAAACGGCAGCGGAATATGGCGCGCATCGTGTGCAATCTTTTTGCGGTAAAACCGCAGGTTCAGTCGGTTTGAAGGCGGGCGGATACCGCAAACATAAGTTTCAGGCACAGGCTCCGGCTCAACCGGAATCTCATAATACTCGCAAGGCACAGCCAAAGCAGGAAGGCTTTGCGGATGCGCACATCGTGCCAATACCGCCGCCTCGCGCACATCCGACACCAAACAATCACCAACCGGCGCGTCATCGGAAAACACACTCTCCGAACATGCTGCCAAAGCCTCGCCAAGACCCGCCGACGATTGATCCGCATTACAGCCACTTAAGAACAAATCATCGGGGAAAGCATCATGCAAACAGCCATCCAGACCATCCATTCCGGCCTGTACCGCCTGCATACACCCGGCAACCCAGTCAGACAAGCCGACCGTTTCATGCAGGCAGCTCTCCAATTCAGGCATATCCGAAAAGGCCGTCTGAAAACAAACCGCCTCCCCGATAGCCTCCGCCGTTATCCCCGACACTTGGACAGCCATGTCACCCAAATCATAACGACCGGCCGCGCACACTGCCTGCGTTGACACCGCCTGCTGCACAAAGCCCCACGCCCCTGAAACAGTCGCATAACCATCTGGAGGGCGGTACGGATTAGGCTTGGGCGGCGTATCGGGAATAATCTCGCCGCCATCCTCAATATGGCGTAAAGGCCGTCTGAACGCCAACGGCAAGAGCCTGGACGACGGACGGGAGCCAATCGCCAAACCGAAAGGCAAAGGGATACGCGACGAATCAGCATAAATTTTGTCTTCGGACATTTCAGACGGCCTCAACCGCCGCCGTCACGCTCGACATAAGGCTTAATAAAATCATAAGAAACAGGCTCGTATTGCTTTTTATAATCCGTCGCCACCATCAAATACTCCTCGTCTTCCTTGAGCCGGTCAAAGCGGTAGCTGCCGTCTTCCGCGCTCCAAGTATCGGCGATGCAGTACATATTAGGCCGGACAAACAGATAAATACGGCGCGAAGCCGGCTGACCGCCCACCGTAACAATGCCCGTACCTTCGCCGGCGATATAGCCGTGGCCGCCGTATTTCCAGTGCAGCGATTTGACAGCACGGCTTCGCCCAATGCGATTGACGTTTTTGCCGCGCAGCTTGCCACGTTTAACGGCAAGACGGCTGCGGAAAACATAATTCGGCATGACTTACAGCTCCCAGGCCGTGAGGTTTACCAAAAAAGAGCCCCCGCCAATTGTATTGATATACATAAATCTGTCTTCGCTATCGTCTAAATTGTCGTAAACCGTTCCCATCGAAATAACGTCTCCTGCGGGCATCGTTTCGCCAATTTTCATAAAGCCAGGTAGTAATCCGCGAATGGCATATTCATCACTACCAATTAATTCTTTTAGATAAATATCATCTGCTATGAAACCACCTGTAATAGGATTAGGATAGCTACCATAATTACCATCTACTTTACTTATAAGACTCATAGGATAAGGAGCATCTCCCTTATAATCACGCATCGGCACCACAAAAATAACAACTTCATTGCCACTGCCAAAAACAAAATTTTCATCTACATCTGACGCATATCCAAGCAGGGTATTCGCGGCGTCAGCCACGGCGAGACTGGAGAAATTGCCAAAAATAAAAAACGAGCAATAATCCTGCCATAAAATAATTAAAGTAAATGCGCGCTCATTTCCGACCACAACCCATTGGATCTTATCCCGGTTACTGTCGTCTTTTTTGTAGATGAAATTGTGAAATCCACTGCTGTTGTTAACCTTTTGTTTGACTTTCCCCGCCTTTGCCGATTTCGGCTCCAAAAGACCGCATAAATCAACGTATCTTGCACGGTTTCCATATTTTGAGTCATCCACCCCCAGCCACCACTTTGTCGCCTTCGGGTGCATACTGCGGAAACAGGCTTCTTGCGTCTTTTCAAACGCCATTTCCCAGCCCAGCCCGTCCTTGCGCTTATTGCCCTCGCCATAACCGGTAACCAGGCAGGCTTTTAAAATCGTTTTAATGCTGCCTGCCACCGATTCAACCTGCGGCGCACCCTCGTCATCCCAGCGGTAAACCTTTACCGGCACACGTTGCGTATCAAACATTTCAGACGGCCTTTCTTTTTACTTCAATAATTTAAAACCCCATTAAAACAAAAGCCCCGAAAATCGGGGCTTGGCATAGTTGCACTCAGAGCGATGATTCGCTTATTTTTTATTACAGGCCATCTCAAAAACCTCATTGCCAATACTGTCCTCCTGAAGAACCGCATATTTCTCGCCATCAATATAAACAAATCCTTTGTAACCGACATAACCGCCCATTGAATTTTTGCTATTGACCATGCCGCACACATGCTTTTTCTTATCCTTGCTGACTTGACCTGCAATCAAATCTTTAAATTTCACAGAATCAGGGTCTTTCATCATATTTCTAACAGCCTCTTTTGCACGCTCCAATAATTCGGCCTCTTCCTTTTCTGATTTCAATCGCAGCATCTCTTTTTTCACCTCCTCTTGCCGCTTCGCTTCATTTTCTGCTGCAATCTTTGCTTCATACTCTTTCTTAATCATCTCTTTTTTCTGATTATTCATATAAGCCCGACTAACAGCGGCTGCCATTAATATTGCCACAACCACCATCAGGATTTTCATGCCTTTCCCCATTTTCTCGCTTCCTTTCACTATTTGAATAAAGATTAAAAGGTTAGTTTTACAGATAAAAGGTATAAATGCAAATTAATTAACCATTTTACTTAAAGGCCCTCTGAAAGTGCTATTCAGACGGCCTTATCTTTTATTCGGCCACCGTATTGCCGCGCAAACACGCGGTAAAACCATCGCGGCCGTTTTGCTTGTCCGGCGAAGGCTGGACACTGCGCAAAATCCAAACGGGCAACGGCGTGCCGTAAGTATTGAAGCGGATACAGTTCTGTACCGACCAGCCGCCGCCGAATGCGGCCGCCTTTAGCGTGAAATAAGGCTTGCCGGTTGCCGGATTGGTCGGCGCAAGATCGGTCAAGGTATCGCTTTGAGCGACCAAGCCCAGCCGCTCGCCGTAAAGCTCAAATTGGGTTGCAGTAATGAATTTAATCAGCCAGCGCTCGGTAATCGCGCCGTTGCTGGCCAACTTAATCGGGTAGTCTTTGACATTGGTACGCGCCAAAATAGGTTCCCCGCGTTGCGCGTCACTCCACACATTGTCCCATGCCTGTTGCGAAAACGGCTCGGTAGCGCGCACCAGCAAATCGCCGCCGATCAGGGCGGAAGACACAAATGTATGCTCCTTCGGATAATTGCGCCCAATCGCAAACTGGAGTTTCAGACGGCCTGAAATATCGACGCCGGTCACACGGTTTTCCTCTTCCCATGCACAAACGGCAGTCAGCGGCAGGGTATATTGCGACAAGTCCAACGGCTCGGCAAAGGTAATGCTGCCCGCCTTGAGGTCTGCCGTGTATTTCTCGGCGAGGACGTGTTTGCCCTTACTGTCGACCAAGCAGAGGCGGTCGATATTTTGACGGTTGAGCGTTATTTTTTGAGCGGCGGTAAACGCGCTGCCCAAATCCTGCTTGAGCCGGTTTGAAATCACGATCATATCGCCTTTCCTAAACACGGGGACACGTCCGTCGGCAGGCAGGCGCACGGCATCAATGCCGATAATCGACGAATCCAAAGGCAGGTTGTCTTGTGTCACGGCGTTGTAGCGTAAATCTTCGGGGTAGAAACCCTCATCGCGCTTAATTTCGTAGAAACCTGTCTCGTAGTCGATTTTTCCCGTAATACCGCCGGTAATTTCCCCGGCGGCGTTGCTTCTGCCGACAATTTCGCCATTCCCCGCGTAAACGGTAAAGCTTTCAGGCTTGACCGGTGCGGCAGGTGTGCGGCCTGCATAGCCATAACCCTTGATCTGTGGCTGACGTACGATACCGCCTGTGATTTTAAGATTCAGGAAGGCAATACTACGGTCATTGATAATGACTTTACCGTCAGCAGTCAACGTACCGACTGCATCGCCCGAACCTCCTACTGCATTCCAATTCTTATAAAGCGTACCGCCTCGCTCGACAATCTCTGTCTCGCCGTCATGAAATGACCAGGTATCAAAAACACAGATGCTTCCCTGATCAAAGTCGCTCAAAACATTAAATAACAAGCCGCCGTTCAAGCTGCCACGACGTTTTTTTACTGAAGCTGGATCACTAGTCAGGTAATCTGCATACCAACTGACTATTTTTCCATAACGGTTTATTGTTTTGGCCTCAAGCAATTCTAGGTACTTATATTTTGTACCCAAAATATTTCCTTCGACTA